TACATTACGAAGAAGTCCTTGGAACTAGAGTGGCAACAGGAGCACCTGAAGGAAGGTAAATATACTTTGAACATGGGATATATTGACAAAAAAATTCAGGAAATTGTTAAAGAGATTATTGCCAAAGAGTTTGAAGCAGATACTCTTCAAACCAAAATACACGACGCCAAGCCCGAAGTTTCGATAGCCACTTAAGCGCTATCAAAAATCATACATTTCTGTAGGGATACCTTGCGCTGAACATAAATCTGCGTTATAGATTAATTACTATACAATTATTAATTAGATATAGACGCGTATAGTCGACGGCCTAGAGACTATATCTTATAAACTAGGAGGATTATAATTATGGCAAATACAACGTTTCAAGGACCAGTAATATCCAAAAAAGGATTTTACAATACAGGCCCAGCTAACGTTATAGATGCTGACTCAAGTACATCATTAACAGTTGCTACCCATGCGGGTAGAATTGTACATAATGATGCGGCTGGAGCAGTGACTTATACGTTACCTGCGGTTAATGCAACTGCTGATTCTGGTATCGCAGGACCAGGACCAAGCTTAGATAACCTAAGTAATGTTGGTGCAACTTTCACTATTATCAGTTCGATTACGAAAACTGGCAGTTTAATTGTACAAGTTGCGAATTCAACTGACGTTATGACTGGAATGGCAACCATGGTTGACACAGACACAACTGACAACATGGAAGGTTTCATGACAGTAGCAGCATCAGACACTATTACCTTAAATGGTACTACATCTGGTGGTGTAACGCACGCTACAATAGTGTGCACTGTTTTAGCTACAGGTCTATGGACGGTTTCCGTCCGTACTGGAGGAACAGTAAACTTAGTTACACCATTTAGTGCAGCGGTCTAATAAATAAAATGTGAGCTCCTTCGGGAGCTCACGACTAAGGAGATAAAAATTATGGGTTCATATTCAGTAGACGTAAAAGCAACCAGACTTACAGGTTCTGGAGCAGTATTCGCTGGTCCAAGCAGAATTCTTAGTATTTGGTTTGTAAGCGATGGAGCTGCAGGCAGCATTGAAATTTTAGATAATGGTGCAAGCGGAACTTCTCTTGCTACATTCGATACACCGATAGGATCAGGAACAGCGGGTGAAGCTACATATTATCAAATAGATATTCCAGGGGATGGACTCTATTGTCCAACAAGTTCCTATGCTACTTTAACAAATGTAGATAAAGTTACGATCTTCTACGGTTAGGGGGACTTGTGGCTAACACTCTTTCGCACTCTTATACCTTCGATAAAACTCTTCCGATTGATGAAATTGTAGAAGAATCTTACGAGCGTATCGGAATCATAAATGTTTCTGGTTATCAATTAAAAACAGCTAAACGATCTTTGAATCTTTTATTTTCAGAATGGGGTAATCGAGGACTTCATTATTGGGAAATTCATAATCAAGGTTTTACTTTAGTAGATGGAACGAATGTTTATACGTCGTATCGATCTCCAGCCGATGGAGCTTCTAACGGATTAACAACGACTTTATCTGCAGGAATTAATGCATCTGTTACGGATATTCCTTTAACCGAAGTTAAAGATATGCCTGGAGCTAGTCAAGGTGGAGGAACGATTACTGTTAATTCTGAAACGATTAGATATACAGCAAAATCTGCAGCAACCGGGGCAGCGAACCTTACCGGAGGTGTTCGTGGATCTAATAGTACGACTGCGGCTACACATTCAAGTGGTGATGCAGTCACTCAACATGCTACTGGAATGGATAATATATTAGAATGTAATTACCGAATTACTTCTACGAGTATTGATTCTCCCATGACTGAAGTAAGTCGATCCATATATCAAGGCTATTCTAATAAAACAGCAAAAGGAACACCTACTTCCTTTTTTATTCAAAGATTTATTGATCGAACAATTTTAACTTTATATCTAACTCCTGGAGCAGCAGAAGATGGAAATAAACTAAATTTATATTATATAAGAAGAATACAGGATGCCGGTGCTTATACTAATGCAGTAAATGTGCCTTATCGTTTCGCATCATGTATGACAGCGGGACTATCATTTTATTTATCACAGAAAAATGCACCCCAAAGATCACAAGAATTAAAACTTTATTATGAGGATGAATTGGCTAGAGCCATAAAAGAGGACGCTGATATTACAAGTACGTATATCGCACCTAAGGTTTACTATCCTAATATTTAATTATGACTACATTTGCTTCAGGAAAACATGCACTTGCCATATCAGATAGATCTGGATTAGCTTATCCTTATCCTGAAATGGTAAGGGAATGGAATGGAGCCTGGGTTCATTATTCAGAATATGAACCTAAACAACCTCAATTGAATCCTAAACCTACAAGCGCGGATCCTCAAGCTTTACAGAGAGCAAGACCGGCAAGAACAGCGTTGCCTACCCCTGCTCATTTAAGTGATAATCCTTTTACAACTGAAGTAGGAACTACAGTTATTGTAAAACAAAATAGACACCAACGATCTACTAATGACGCTGTGAGATTTTATCAAGTTAAAGAACCCGTGGGAGGAGTAGCTATTTCCACTTTTGAATTAAGTACAACTTTGAATGGAACTGCAGCGGCAACCAGTTTAGTTTTAACAAGCTCTGCTGAATTCGTGGCCCCTGGTTATATTACCATTGTCTCTACCAACACTGATACAGGTCGCGTGGACGATGAAACAATTTATTACACTACGAATACTGTAGGAACCAATACCCTTTCAGGATTGACTCGAGGAACCGCGGCTCCTTCTTATGGAGATACTCCTACAGCAACAACAGCCACTGCTCATTCAAGCGGGGTAAAAGTTTATGGATCTTATATAATTACTAAAATTGACAGTACTATTCCTTACGCAGGACAACCTTCTACATTAACCGTAAGTGATAGTTTTAGTTTTACTTTACAAAATGCTGCAACGAGTGTAGCAACAGGAGGAGGATTCTTCGTTTTCGGCGGACCCGTAAACGATAGACCATAATTATGGCTGCATATACACTCTCAGCATTAGAAGCTGACATTAGAAGTTATACTGAAGTAGATTCAAATGTATTAACTGGTGCTATTCTAAGCAGATTTATAGGATTCCGATAGAAAAATGGCAACTGGAAATTTTGCCGTAGACGACAATACTATTAATAATCCAGCAGGCGCTCTCTTTGTAAGAGCGGTTGAAGTATTTGATTCTACCTCAGCGGTTACAGGAAATTCAGTTTTTTTACAAAAAAAAGATGTAACTTATTTAAGAGAATATGTAGCAAATTTAACAGGAAAATCAGGAGGTCTTACGGCACAAGATGTTACGGGACAACCCAAGTATTATGCAATGTTTGGAGGAGCCACAGGATTAACTGATTCTACTTCAGGAGGGCTTCTTTTAGCTCCTACTCCCGATACGACTTATGCTTTTAGAATATATTATAATGCACAACCTACGAGTCTAGTGACTAGTACCTCTGGGACTTATCTCAGCAGATACTTTGCTAGTGGCCTTTTATATGGCTGCTTAGCAGAGGCTTTTGGATATTTAAAAGGTCCGATGGATATATTGACACTATACGAAAACAAGTATAAAACCGAAGTACAGAAGTTTGCAGGACTGCAACTTGGAAGACGAAGACGAGACGATTATACTGATGGTACAGTTCGTATCCCAGTTAAATCACCGTCACCGTAATTAGGAGATAAACATGGCAATAACATCAGCAATTTGTAATAGTTTTAAACAAGAAATTTTAGAAGCCGAACACAATTTTACTGCATCTAGCGGTAATACTTTTAATCTGGCACTATACGACAGTGATGCAACTTTAAATAAATCTACAACCGTTTATACAACTTCAGAAGAACTCGCTACTACAGGAGGCTATACAGCAAAAGGAAACGCTTTAACAAGTGTGACTCCTGTGTTGGATAGTGATACAGCAGTTTGTGATTTTTCTAATTCAAGTTGGACTTCCGCTTCATTTACTGCACGGGGTTGTTTAATTTTTAATGATTCACATGCGAGTGATGCTTCAGTCTGTGCCATTGATTTTGGTGGAGACAAAACCGTTACAAGTGGAACTTTCACAATAGAGTTTCCAGCAGCAGCGGCATCAACAGCAATCATACAAATAGCATAAGGAGTCTTACGCTACTTTAGGATGGGGTAGTGATTACTGGGGATATGAAAACTGGGGCGAATCAGCTATTACAGTTTCTCTTACAGGTGTTTCAGCAACTACAACATTAGGGACCGCAACTGCTTCTTTTTATCCTGGCTGGGGTACATTAAGTTGGGGTGATAATGGTTGGGGAACTATTACCGAAGGGACTGTTCGACCAAGCGGAGTTTCAGCAACTACAAGTGTAGGAGCAATTACGCCAGCGGATGTCATGGGACTTACAGGAGTCTCAGCGACAACTTCCATAGGCGCGCCTACTATTGAT